TGTAATTTTATTTCCAGTATCTAATCTAAAAGTTCCTGCGGTATTAGTTGCTGTAGGTAAATAATTATTTAAATTTTCTTGATCAGAAAACCTTACAAACATCGGGTCTTGCGTAGCAGTATCTCCTATAGTTGTTTCTGTTCCAAAATGAAATAGATGTCTATCTCTGTCGGACACTAAAGTAAATCTACTAGCAGTTGGATTGTTTGTAGTTTCAAATCCACTTGTGGATATGGAAGCTCTAATTGTTCTTGGATTAGATGCTCCCGCATCCCATGTAAAAGTTTTACCATTGAATATAGTTGCAACGAGAACTTCTCCAAAATTATCAAGACTCCAATTACCCGGAGCTAGAATTACATTACTTGTAGATCGTTCTGTGCCCCATGCTTCTTGCCCCCATTGATAAGTTCCCCAACCATAACCTAAAGTTTGGAAAGTAGGACCTACTTCAACATAAGGATTAATAGATGCTGCACCAGAGGCAGATGCTGCACCACTGGCATTTACTCTCATTTGAATAGTAAAAGTATTATCATTAGGAACTGTTAAAATTTCAAAAGCACCTTCTGTAAAATCTGTTGCGGAGTATCCTGTCGGAGGAGTGACTGCTGTAAACGTTACGTATCTTCCAACTTGTAAACCGTGAGAAGTTTTGTTTACCGTTACATTGTTTTGACTAGAAAAAGTATCAAAGGTTGCTCCTGTAATTGCAGTGTCTAAGGGAGTAATATCGTAAAAAGCTTCTCCGTAATATAAAAATAAACCTTGAGAGGTTCCTATGGCTGCATATCGTTCACCTTGTAAACTTGAAAAAGCTAATTGAGCTCTAGCTGCACCAGGTACTGTTTCATTAGCTTGTGTAAGTTGTTCCCATCCACCTATTTTTTCAGGAGCGGTATATCTAAAACGTACAAAATCTCCATCTACCCATTGTCCAGGAAGAGCTGAAGGTACGCTTTGTTTATTAAAACCTGCTGCAAAATCTACTTTTTTAAGTGCCATAATAGTAAATATATAGGGTTTTTATTATTTTGGTAGTATTATATTCCACTCTAGCTTAGATATCAAATCTTCTATTTTTACTATTGTAGCTGAATTTTCCTTTAAGTAGTCATGTAGTTCTTCAACATCTAATATAATATATTGATTCTTCATGTCATATACTATTTTATCTGCCTTAGTTTTAAATGATCCACCTTTAGCATTGTTCTTTAAAGGTCTTAAATCAAATTTAAATTTTTGATTATGGAGTATACCTTCTACATCCCATAATTCTTTTTTACGTTGTAGATTTGTTGCTATTTTAATATTTGATAATTTATTTTTAAAAGAGTGCATAAGACAAAACAATCCTAGGATCTAAACCAATTGCAGTATGGGTAACACCTTTAGGTATATGAATAATATCTCCCTTTTCAAGAACAGCTTCTTCGTCTTCTGTTTTGTATAAAGTTCTCCCTTGTGCACCTATTAGAAAAACATCATAAGGATCTGTATGTGTAGAACTTCTTGTACCAGATACCCATGACATAAATATATCTAAATCTCCTTTTTGATTATATTTATTAAATTGTTTGTCTAAATAGTTATAAATTTTTTTAAACTTAGGGTGTTTTTGTACAGACCTTATTTGCATAACCGATTGAAAAATTCTTTCTTCATACCATAATCCAGAAAATTGCGATGTATAAGTATTCATATCTAAAAATTTAGATATATAATTAAAGTCAATATCTTCTTTAAATTTTATTACGTTTTTCTGTATCATTTTTCAATTGTAAAGTTAGCTGCAACGGATATTCTTTCTCCTTTAGTTTTAAACGGAGAAACAAAATGTCTTACATTGGCAGGAAAAATATAGAGATCTCCTTTTTCAGGGGTAGCACAATAATGAGCATTGCTGAGAAATCTCTCTTCTCCATATAGAAATTCTAATGTACCAGGACCGTGATGTGTGCCTTTATATTTTTCTTTTTCTTTAACTAGATTTGGGACTTTTAAAAATAATACACTAGATAAATGACACTCTGTATGAACGTGCGGAGGATTGAATTCTCCCGGTTTCATAAAATTAACCCACGCGGATTTTATTTTAATACTATTAGCTATTTGAGAATTATAAAACTGTTCTGCTTCTAAAACATATTGTTTAATCCAAGGGGTGATAAAATTTATGTATTTATTACTATCTATGTTAAATTGATTTTTTAAATGACCAGCTAATTGATGGTTAGCATTATGCTTTTTATCTTTTTTACATAAAGTAAGTACAGCTTCTATTGTTTTACTATCAATTTTTCCACAATATACAAAAGGACCAAAATTTATATATTTATAATCCATAAAATTTAGACAACTGTTGTTGTAGATCAGCTACTTTATCTACTAATTTCCAGTTCAATTCTGACAAGGTTTCAATCTGAATATCTTTTACTTTTAATTGTTTTTTAAAATCTTCATTGATTTGTTTTTCAGATTGTTTAACAGACTTTTCCATTTCTAAATTGGTTTCAAGCTGTTTAATTTTAAAATTTAATCTTTCTTCCATCATTATTTTTTCTCCTTTTTAATGTCTGAAGGTAATCCTAAATGCAGTCTTCCATCCATAAGATTAGAATTTTTACCTGCTTTATTGTAGTGTAAAAAAACTTGAGCACACTCATTACCTTCAAATTTATTTCTCCAGTGTTCAAGTTCACATCCTCTGTATATCAACATGTCTCCAGGATTTAAATTAATTTTAATTCCTTTTACCCTAGATGGTTTGTATCCTTTAGGTGTGTGTTTACCATCTTTTGAATTTTTATTAAGATAAATTGGCCAGGGATCTCCACCTAAATTCATAGTAGTAGATATTTCACAACTCATGCGATCTTTATGTCTTTTAAGAACATCTCCTTTTTTATATACCCGCATGTAGGAATAAGTTGGTACTAATTTATATCCAGATTTTTGTTCCATAATAGAACCCATTGAATATAAAAGAGTATCCATTGCAATATCTCCATATACAGAATATGTGTTTGGAACTTGAGGATCTTGCCAAGTGCCAAAATCTTTTGTAAATTTAGAAATACGTCTTGTATCCATAAAAGTTTTACAAACTTGTCTTTTCAATAAAGAATACATGTACAAAAAATTAGCCATGTCACCAGGAACAGCTTTGGATATTACTTCGTATTTGTCTTTCTTAAAACTCATATATTTTATTACCTATACATATAGCATCCATTTCTGAATTTTTCAATAAATCTAAAGCTTGTTCTGGTTTATTTGCAATAGGTTTGCCACCTTCGTTTAACGAAGTATTTAATAAAACAGGTAGTTTAGTTAACTTTTCAAAAGAATCTAATAGTTTATAAAAAAGAGGGTTCTGACTAGAGGATACGGTTTGATGTCTACAAGAACCATCAATATGTGTAATGGCTGGAAGTAATTCAGGTTTTTTAACTTTAGAGGTATAAAGCATATAAGGAGATTTCTTTAAATCAAAATACTTGTAAGCCTTATCCTCTTTAACGCTTGCACCATAAGGTCTCCACCATTCTCTTTTTTTTACCTTTTGATTTAATATCTCTTTTCCATTTTTTATTCGTGGGTCCATAAGTATAGATCTATTACCTAAAGCTCTTGGTCCTGCTTCACCATGCCCCTGATACCAACCTACAATTTTTCCTGCAGCTAGTAATTTTGCTACTTTATTAATAGTTTGAACTGATGCACTATCTTTAGGTGCTATGTCATCTTGAATATAAGGATAGTTTTTAAAAACCTGAGGTTGTTTTAAATTTAAAAAACTATGACCAAATCTAACACAGCCTAAAGATAAACCACCATCATAAACAGGGGGTTCTATGTTTAATTTATATCCCATATTTAAAAGTCTTCTATTCCATTCTATATTTAATGCACACCCACCAGAATAAATAATTTCTTTTTTTTTATTCATTGGTTCAAAATAACGTTTAATTAATTCCCAACACACATCATCTATTGTTTTTAAAAAATTTTGCCATTCAGGATTTGTAGGAGTTTTGTTATGATAACAAGTTTTTATAAACCATTTTAAATAATTTATATACTCAGATTGATCACTTTCCATTAAACGTTCAAATAAAGAATCTATTCTTTTACCATATTGCATAAGTCCCATAATTTTACCTGAACTATTACCGTGTCTGTTATTGTGAAATTGCATTGCCTCATCTAACCAAATATAAATACCACCGGGGGTTACGTCTTTATATCTTCTAAATTTTGTTGTATCGTAAGTAGTTGCTTTGTTGGAATTAGATCCTTCACCATCAATAACTACAAATTGTTTATTTTCATTAAACGACATATTAGACCAAGCATGTGCATTGTGATGATCTAATAAAATTTGTTTACTATTATAAAAATCTCTTTCCCTAAACCAATATAGATTATCATTATAAGGAAATATGGGAACTTGATGCTCTTCTCTCCATTGACCAGAATCAGTCATAACAAATAAATCTACCTCTTCTGGATTAATCTTCCAATCAATTAACTTTTTATAGAACCACCATTCTGGCGCACTAATTTGTTTTTCATTTTTTTCTCGTTCATATTTTAAATATTTATAAAATTTACCATTAACAGAAACTGCAATACTGCAGTCGTGACAAGCTTTACCTATTCCTACAACTATTTTTTGTTTAGACATACGGGTTACCCAATGTCCATACAACTAAACTTTTTCTTGTTCCTGAAGTAACTGGTTTAACTCTGTGTCTAATAAAAGAAGGAAAGATAACAATATCTCCTTGTTCCCCTATTTCTTTGCATTTAATAATTTTATCTTTGTTTGGTCTACCTGTGTAATTGTGAGCAAATTCTAATTGGCCCCCATTATATTCTTTAGAATCATTTAATATAATAGAACATGAAAGTTTTCTAATTTTTCCGTGATAGTTTAAATTAAAAGGTTTATTATAAGGTTCAAGCCAAGCGTCTTGATGCCAATCATAAAATTGTTTTTTACCATACAAAGTAAATTGACAAGATTCTGAATAATCAAATTGATAATTCCAACCTGCATTTTTGTTAGCTTCTTTAAGAAAAGGATAAATTTCATCATAAAGCCATTTATCACTTAACCATACTATATTAGAATTACGTTGTTTTTTTAAATCTAAATCAGTTAATTTTAATTTCTTTTTACCTCCGCCACCTATAGTTCCTTTAGAAGATTTTCTAGACTCACCTTCTTGTATTATTAAATTACACCATCTTTTGGGTAAGGCTTTTTTAAAATACCAATAAATATATTTTAATTCCATTTCTTTCCTTTAAATTTACAGTATATACTATATAATCTTTTTTATGAAAGTATTAAATCACTACACAGGAATAGTAAAGAAAAAAGCATATGTGTTTGAAGGCAAAACAAATATTGATGCTAAATATTTTATATCTCAGATTAATAAAGGCGTAGAAGAAAAAGGTAACCAATCCTATAAAACTAATGTCAAATCAAAAATGACTAATTTTCAATATTTTTTAAATGACGAAAAATTTATAGCATTTACAGAAAAAATAAAACCTGCTTTTGTTTATCACAATA